AGTGATTACTTTAAAACTGAAATGATGAAGCAATGGTTGTTTGCTGAAGGCAGAACAGGTGATAAAGATGGTCAAGAAACTAATCAAGCATTTAAAGGAATACATATAGATTCTTATCCAGAGCTTGCTGAAGAAATAAGACAAGGCACATTAACAGACGAAAAAGTAGCAGAAATTATGTATAGACAATATACAGGTCAAAATGTTTCAGATGATAAGCCTAGTAAATTTAGAGATTTAAGCCAACTAGAAAACGTAAATCCTGAAGCTGCTAAATTATTATTTATGGATGCAGGTTACACAGGACAAAATGCAGGAGCTATTAAAGACTTACAAAAATATTTAGTATCTAAAAATAAAAAAATTGAAGTAGATGGTTTATTAGGAGAAAAAACATTAGAAGTCATGAATGATTTTGATGCAGAAGAATATAGAAAGTATTTAGGAACATTAGATAGATACTCAGGTGAAAAAGGTAGTAAAGTATATAATAGATTTTTTACTGAAGAAGAAAGACAGCAATTAGGTTTATATGAAAAAGAATTAAATGCTATGGCTAAAGGTGGTTCTATAGATATACAAAAATTTATGGAAGGTGGCCTAGCAGATAATGCTGATGATACACCAGGTGCTACAGAAAGCGAAGTAGCTGATGATATACCTGCTATGATATCTGAAGGTGAACTAGTAGTTCCTGCTAATGTAGTTCGTTACCATGGTTTATCTAAATATGAAAACATGCGTAAAACAGCATTAAAAGCCTTAGATGAACTAGAAGACAACGGACAGATAAGACCTGTTGATGAAGATGGTACACCTATAGTTAAAGATGTAAAAGAACAAACAGATGAAGTAATGGCTAGTAAAGGTGCTACTGTAGCTAGATATAATGAAGGTGGTTCTCCTGCAGTAGTTTCTGATGATGATGAAAAAGTAATAGGTAAACCTGTTGATCCTAATGATCCTAGATTTAAAGATCTTAAACCAGTTGGTCCTAGAATAACCCCTAGAGAAGGACAAACAATAACTCCTGACGATAGTGGTAATAAAGCAACACTTACAACACCAGAAGGTAGAAACTATAGAGTAACTGATCCTGATACAAAGATAACAGCTACAGGTCCAAGAACTACAGGCATTGTAGGTGGTAATTATACAGGTGTTGATTTAGAAAATATGCCAGGCTTTGGCGTAGATAGATCAGGTAGCACTCCACCAAAACCAAGTACCACAGAACAACTATTATCAGGCGTTGCAACAGTTGCAGCATTAGATAAATTATTTCTTGATGGTGCAATAACAGAATCAGTTTTTAATTGGGCTAGAAACAATATATTTGATCCTGTAGGAAAATTTTTAGGATTTGATAAAGCTGCTGCTGCTAATGCAGGTATTTTAACAAGTGGAGCTACAGCTGCTATGACAGGTACAAGTATTACAGTAGGCAACACTATAGTTCCTATAGGTTCAAAAGTTGCACTTACTACTGGTGCTCCTGAAGCAGGACTTTTTAGTGGCTCTCAATATACAACAATGGTAGACGGAAAAATTGTTAGACTAACACCAGGAGAAGCGTATATAGTTTCTGGAGGAGAGACAGGTGTTTATGATGGTAATTTAACTAATGTAAACACTTCTGGTAGTGCATCTACTAAAACAGGAGCAGATCTTACAGGTGAAGCTCCTATGTCAAGTAATGGTGTATGGAATTGGAAAACAGGTTTAGCTGCAGTAGGTGCAGGATTATCACTATATGATATTATAGAAAATGGACCTAGTGTTGGTAATGTTGCAGGACTAGGGTACTCAACAGGTGTATTAGCACAAGGTGGACTACTTGGTGCAGGAGCTAAAGCAGCAACTACAGGTACAGCTTTAGGTAGTGCGGTTTCAGTACTAGGTTACGTAGCACTAGCTGCAGGTGTAATAAGTTTATTTAAAGGTCCTCCTAGTACTTACGTAGGAGAAGCAGCGATTGATTTTGATAAAGACGTATATAGTCCTGATGATATTATAGTAGGTGGTTTTACAGGATCTAAATTTTCTCAAGAAAATAGAGATGGAGCAGAGGCTTTAATAAATACTGCAGGAGGTTACGTAGCAGCCTTAGAAGAGTCTCTAGAAATAAATATAGGCGGAGAGTTATTTATAGATGTAGGTAATGAGTTTGGCTTACGATATGGTTACGTAGATGGTTATGATGAACTAGGTATGTATAAATATCACGAAAAAGATTTAGATTATAAATTACTTTATGGTCAAGGACAAGTAGGTAAAGGTTTACGAGGAGACGATGCAGCAGAAAAAATGATGAACAAAATTAATGACGATATAAATGTTGTTACTATGTTTGCATTAGCAGATAAAGCTGCAGGAGGAGAAGGTTATGCAACATTTGATAAAATGGGTGAGTATCGTAAAAAAATATCTGTTTTGTCTACTTATAGACCAGGTATGGCAGGAGCAGGCAGTCAAGCAGTACTAACAGACTATGAAAGAAATCTTTTAGATGGATTTCAAAAGAAAGAATTTGCTGAAGTTACAGGAAATGAACTTGCAGCATTAATGCCTATCTATGACAAGATAGCACCAGTGCAACAACAGAATAGTTTTAATTTTAATTCATTAGCTATGTAAGCACTGTTTAATGGCTACCTACTAACCCCTAGCAATAGGCAACTGAGTAGCCCCATAAAGGAGAAATAAATGTCAGAAGAAGTAGAAGTAAAAAAAGATGAAGCCACAGGCGATACAATTATGAAAAAGCCTGTAAGGTATAAAAGAGCAGAACCAACTATGCAAGAGTTGGCTGCTGAAGAAGAATTAAAAGCAAGAGAAGGTTCTAAAGAAGAAACAACTGAAGAAGTTACAGAAGAACCTGCTAATGCTGAAGAAGCATCATTTAAGAAAAGATATGGTGATTTAAGAAGACATGCTCAAAAAGTTGCAGATGAAAAAGATGCAGAGCTTGAAAAAGTTAAAAAACAGTTAGCAGAAGCTACTAAGAAACAAATAAAGCTTCCTAAAACAGATGAAGAACTAGAAGCATGGTCTGCTGAATATCCGGATGTAGCAAGAATAATAGAAACTATTGCTATTAAAAAATCAAAAGAAATGAATGCATCTATTGAAGAACGCTTAGAATCTATTGCTAAAAAAGAACAAAAATCAGCAAAACAAATAGCAGAAGCAGAATTAATGAGATTACATCCTGATTTTGAAGACATTAGAAATGATGTTAAATTTCATGATTGGGCTGAAGAACAACCTCAATATATCCAAAAAGCTTTATATGATAACGAAACCGATGCTAAGGCTGCGGCTCGTGCTATTGATTTATATAAAGCAGATATGGGTATTACAGGTAAGAAAAAAGCAAAGTCTACAGATGCTGCCAAAGCAGTAAAAACAAAAGGTGGTTCTACCCCTTCAGACACTGCTAGTTCTTCAGATATCATAAAAGAGTCTGATGTTGCAAGAATGACATCACAAGAATATTCAGCAAATGAAGAAGCTATTGCTAATGCAATACGTTCTGGAAACTTTGAATATGATGTTAGTGGAGCAGCTAGACAGTAATAATAGGTTGACAAAACCTATTTTTTGTATATGTATGTAACATATACTACAATCGTAGTAGGCCGAAAGTGTCAAATGTATTTGACATCTATCCCACCCTACACTTACCAAACGAAATTCACTCAGGCTACCTGATGTTATGGCCTCTAGGCATAGACACCCATTTTCAGCATCAGCCCTTACGAAGTGAGGTTATCGTTTGTTGGCCTCTAATATAAAAAGGAGAAAACAGATGGCTTTTAAAGTAGCGTCAGGTTATACTAACCTACCTAATGGTAATTTCTCTCCAGTTATTTACAGTCAAAAGGTTCAACAAGCTTTTCGTAAGAGTTCCGTTGCTGAATCTATTACTAACAATGACTACTTTGGAGAAATTGCAAACTTTGGTGATACAGTTCGTATTATTAAAGAGCCAGAAATAACAGTGAAAGCTTATTCTCGTGGTACTACAGTCACACCGCAAGACTTAGACGATGAGGATTTTACACTAGTTGTTGATCAGGCAAACTACTTTGCTTTTAAAATGGATGATATTGAGGAAGCTCACTCTCATATTAATTTTGAAAGCATGGCATCAGATAGAGCAGGCTATAGACTTCGTGATCAATACGATCAAGAAGTTCTTGGTTACCTATCTGGTTTTAAACAATCAGCTTTAAGTTCAGTTGCAGATACTGCTAATGACACAGTATCAGGCACTAAAGCTGTAAGCACAGCAGGAAGTAATGAATTATTATCCTCAATGATCTTGAAAAAAGGTGATTTTGGTAACATTACAACTTCTTCAGCAGGCGATCATTCTATCCCTCTAGCAGTAAGAATGCCTGGAGCAACAGCAGCAGCGACAGCTACTGCAACACCGCTTCAAGTAGTAGCTAGAATGGCTAGATTATTGAATCAACAACAAGTTGATACAGCAGGTCGTTGGCTAGTAGTCGATCCTGTATTTATGGAACTATTATCAGATGAAGATTCTAGACTATTAAACAATGACACCGCAGATAAAGGTGGACTTGTAAATGGTATTTCAGTCGGTAATCTGCATGGTTTCGAAGTATATGTTTCTAGTAACTTACCTTCAGTTGGAACTGGTTCAGCAACCTCTGGTGATGCTAACCAAAATTCTAACTATGGTGTTATTGTTGCAGGACATAGTTCAGCAGTAGCAACTGCTTCTCAGATCAATAAAGTTGAATCTTACCGTGATCCTGAATCATTCGCTGACATAGTCAGAGGAATGCAGATGTACGGAAGAAAAATCCTAAGACCTGAAGGCATTGTGACAGCTAAATATAACGCAGCGTAAGGGAGATAAAACATGGCAACTTATGATTTAACAGCTAAATCCACTACAGGCGTTAGTTCTGACTCAACAGCAACTCTACCAGGTAATCGTAGAGGAGCATATGTAATTGAAAAAGAATTAGACGTTGCTAAATTAGTAACAGAAGGAACTTTTTCTAATGTTGCTAGTGGCGATATTTTTCAATTACTAGAAGTTCCTGCTAATACTATTGTTATTGCAGCAGGTGCTGAAGTTACTACAGCTTTTACAGGTAGCTCGGCTGCTGCAGATATTGATTTTGCAGAAGGTGACGACATTGTAGACGGTGGTGACTTAACATCAACTGGATACCTCGCAGCAGGTACTAATGGTCAAGCTAACATCGTTAACACAGGTGCAGCAAATACTTATACAGCTTTAATATCTACAGCAGATACTATTGATGTTAAGATTTCTGTAGGTGATGCTAACATGGTTAGTGGCGTACTTAGAGTTTATGCAGTCCTAGCTGACATTTCTTCTCAACAAACAGGAAGAAATGTAGCAGATAGAGATTTATTAGCATAAATATTTTTCTAGGAGTAGGAGGGATAAGTATTTCTTGTCCTTCCTACTATTTATTTTATGGCATATACATATTTATCAACAACAAACGAAGTACTAAGAAGGTTGAACGAAGTTGAATTAACATCGTCAACTTTTCCTACTGCTACAGGAATACAAAAATTAGCACAAGATGCTATAAACAATTCACAAAGAGATATTTTTATGTCTGAACAAGAGTGGCCTTTTGCTTATGCTACAACTAGTCAGACATTAACCGCAGGAACAAATGAGTACAGTATAACGTCAGGACATTTAAGTATAGATCTTGACACTGTATTAATAGATAGAGACGATACACTTAATGTAGAAGAAACACATTTAATACCTCTTTCTTACACAGAATACGTAGATAGGTATAAAGAAAGAGATGAACAAAGAGATTCAGGAGATTACGATACTCCTATATACGTATACTTAACTCCAGACTATAAGATAGGTGTAAGCCCTACACCAGATAAAGCATATGTATTGAAATATACATATTTTAAAACAGCTACCGAACTTGATTTACATGGGGATGTACCAGAAACACCGAATCAATATAAAAATGTATTAATAGATGGGGCTGTATATCATCTTTATATGATGAGAGATAATGTAGAATTAGCATCTTTAAGTAAAAAAGTATTTACAGACGGAATAGAAAAGATGCGTCAGATACTGATTAATCGTTATATAAGGATAAGAGACACTCGTGTTTCTAATGTAATAAATGACTGATAGGCTTGCAACACTTAAAATACCATGCAGAGGAGGATTATACACTAACGAAGATTTTTTAACTCTTAGTGATAATCTACCTGGAGCAGCAACTAGATTAGTTAATTTTGAAGTATCACCTTTTGGTGGATATAGAAGAATAAGTGGTTACAAGTATATAGATGCTACATACAACAGGCCTGCAGGGACAGGAGCTATTTTAGGTTTATTTATATACAATGATGTAATATATGCAGCAAGAAAAAAATCATCAGGAACAGATTATGATGTTCTTAAATATGTTTCAGGAGCAGGGTGGTCAAGCGTTAGTTTAACTGCAGGACAATCTGCTACTAACGTAGTTAGAATTAGAGGACTAAATCATTCTGTAACAGGAAATAAAAGTTTAATATTAACAGATGGTATTAATTATCCAATGAGATTAGTTGATACTTCTTGGACTAAATTAAATGGTTCAACAGATGTAGATAATGCTAGCTTTGCAGAAGCATTTAAAAATAGAATATTTTTTGCAGGGATGAGTCAATCACCTCAGTTATTAGTATTTACTGCACCAAATAGCGATAGTAATTTTACAGCAGCAAGTGGTGCAGGTAGTGTTAATGTTGGTTTTGACATTACAGGAATAAAAAGATTTAGAGATAATTTATATATATTTGGTAAAAACGATATAAGAAGATTATCTGGAGACAGCATAAATTCTTTTGTAATACAAGAAGTATCTAATAGTGTAGGTTGTGTTGCAAGTGATAGCATTCAAGAAATAGGTGGTGATGTTATATTTCTTGCTCCAGATGGTATAAGAACAGTACAAGGAACAGAAAGAATAGGTGACGTTGAATTAGCAACTATATCAAAACCAATACAACAAGTACTAAATTTATATGATATTAATTTTACAAATGAGCAATTATGTAGTACTGTTGTAAGAGAGAAATCTCAATTCAGATATATGTTTGGTAAGGCTACTCTTACCGCAGTAAACACATCAGGATTTTTAGGAGGTTTACGTACCTCAGATCAAAGAACAGGTTGGGAATTTAGCGAGTTAAGAGGTATACAAGCTAATTGTGCTGTTAGTGGTTTTGTAGGAGATGATGAATACGTACTTCATGGAGATCATAGCGGATACGTATATAGACAAGAACAAGGTGGTACATTTCAAGACGATAATGTTTATGCAACATATGTATCTCCGTTTTTAGATTTTGGTAATACAGAAAAAAGAAAAGTGTTTTCACAGGTTACTGTATTTACTAGGCCAGAAGGTGATAATAATTTTATTGTGACAGCAGATTATGATTGGTTAGATTCTGATTATGCAAGTCCTAATGATTATACAATAGCATCAACTGGTGGTTATGCTGAATATAGAGATACCGAAACAGCATATAATACAGCAGGGTTTGTTTATGGTGGTGCTACTAAACCGGTTATAAGACAAGCCATACAAGGATCAGGGCATGCTATACAATTTAAATTTGTTACAGTGTCAAGTGCTAACCCATATACCATACATGGGTTTGCAGTACAATTTGGAGAGGCAGGAGTAAGATAATGACAGGATACGCAAGACAAAGTTCTAGTAGTATACAAGATGGGGAAACAATTACAGCAGCCCCACTTAACAGTGAGTTTGATGCAATACTAGCAGCATTTGCATTTAGTGGAGGACATAATCACGATGGTTCTTCTACTGAAGGAGCATATGTAGGATTAATAGCTGATGTAGATGCACTTAATAAAATAGTTGTTGACACAGCTAATAATAGACATGGTTTCTTTGTAGAGGTATCTTCTTCTGCAGTAGAACAAATAAGAATACAAGATGGTGCAATCGTTCCTGTAACAGATAGTGATATTGATTTAGGAACTAGCTCATTAGAATTTAAAGATCTTTATATTGATGGCACTGCTTACATAGATACTCTTGAAGTGCATGAAGGTGTTACATTATCTGCAGGTGTAGTATCTTTACCAGACGGATCAGCTTCTGCTCCAGTTATTACAAACACAGGTGATACAAACCAAGGTCTATACTTCTCAGGCACAGATGAAATGTCATTTACTGCAGGAGGTACTGGACAGGTTACTTTTGCTGATGGTGTTATTAAACCAGTTACAGATAATGATATTGATTTAGGTACATCAAGTAATCAATTTAAAGACTTGCATATTAACGGTACAGCTAACATAGATGCTCTTGCAGGCACTACTATGAGTGGTAATTTAGCTATGGGTAGTAATTCTATTACAGGTCTTGCTGCTCCTAGTGCCGATGGCGATGCTGCAAGAAAAGTATATGTAGATGATTCTATTGCTTCGGCTGAAGGTCTTACACAATTAGCAGGTAATATAAATGTAAATGGTTATTATTTTTATGGTAGTTCTGGAGAAGATGTAAAATTTCAACCTCAAACAGGTGCTTCAGTATTATCTACTCAAGATACCGATGGAGAGTTTGTAGCTCTTGTTCTTAGAAATGAAAGCGATGCTTCAGATACTACAGGTATAGCGTCACTTAGATTTGATTTAGAAGACACAGGTGGTAACACTGTAGACGCTGCTAAAATAGCTGTTAAAAAAGAACAGACATTTACTGCAACTGCATCATCACAAGATTCTAAAATTGTTTTCTCTACATCTTTAAATGGTACACTAACAGAGTATTTAGAATTAAGTAGTGCAGGTGCATTAGTTCCTGTAACTAATAACACTGTAGATATTGGTACTTCTTCAAAACAAATAAAAGATATGTATGTAGACGGTACAGCCTATATTGACGCAATAGGTTTTGGTACTACATCCGTAACCTTACCTACATCAGATGGTTCAGCTAATCAAATATTAAAAACAGATGGTTCTGGAACTATATCATGGGCTAATGATACAGGAACTACTATAAACAACGCTACAGAAAACGAATTAGTTACTGTTTCTTCAACCACAACGCAATTAGATGGTGAATCTAACCTTACATTTGATGGTACTACACTTACCTTAAATGGTAAATTAGCTATGGCTTCTAACACTGCAGGTAAACTTCTTATTGCAGATGGTACAGATTTTGAGCCTACTGCTGTTACTGATTTAAGTGAAATAAGCACTGTCGCTAGTGATGATGTTTTAATGGCAATAGATGCTTCTGGTGGCGGTTTAAAGAAAATTACACGATCTAATTTAGTATCAGGTCTTGCTACATCAAGTGCTATATCTAATGTTTCTGAGGACTCTACACCACAACTAGGCGGTGATTTAGATGCACAAGGAAAAGATATAACAGATGTAGGTATATTATCTGCAGATGCTTCAGCAGGTATATATGGTCCTACAGGTAGTCCAGTAGTATTTACAGTTACTGTAGCTTCTAAAACTGCAGCTCATCCATACTATTCAGATGGCAGCTCTAGTGGTTATTTCTTAAATGGTGTAGAATCTCCTGCTATTAAATTACATGGTGCAGATAGTGTTACATCTTCTACAGAGTATTTTTATAAATTTGATCAAGCAGACAGTAGTAATAGCGGACACCCATTAAGATTTTATTTAGATGCTGCTAAAACTATAGCTTATACAACTGGTGTTACAACTAGCGGTACACCTGGTACTGCAGGAGCTCATACAACTATAGCAGTTACAGACCAAACTCCGAGCACATTATATTATCAATGTTCTGCTCATGGTTATATGGGTAATTATGCTAGTGTAGATTCTGCTAACATAACATCTAGTGGTGCGGTAACTATTGATGCAGTAGGTGATGTTACTTTAGACGCTGATGGTGGAGATATAGTATTTAAAGATGCAGGTACTACATTTGGTAGTGCTACTAATACTTCAGGTAACTTAATACTTAAATCAGGTACTACAACTGCTTTAACATTTAGTGGTGCTAATGCTACTGCTGCAGGTAATGTAATTGTTACTGGGGATCTTACTGTAAACGGTACAACAACAACAGTAAATTCTACTACAGTAACTATTGATGATCCTATCTTTACATTAGGTGGAGATTCTGCTCCAGGTTCTGATGACAATAAAGATAGAGGTATTGAATTTAGATGGCACAATGGTTCTGATGCTAAAGTAGGTTTCTTTGGATATGATGATTCTGCAAGTGCATTTACATTTATACCAGATGCTACAAACTCTTCAGAAGTATTTAGTGGCACTGCAGGTAATGTAGTATTTGGTAATATTACAGGTACACTACAAACTGCTGCACAAACAAACATAACTTCTGTAGGAGCATTAGATGGTGGTTCTATTACTTCAGGATTTGGTGCTATTGATAATGGTACTTCTGGAATTAGAACAAACACATTTACAGCAGAAACTTCTGTTGTACCTGATGCTTCAGGCGGTGCTGATTTAGGTACATCCTCTCTTGAATGGGGCGACTTATATATTGCAGACGATAA